GCAGCAGCATCAGCTACTCAATCAGTAGTTAATGGTGCTTTAGTAATGTATTCAGGTATTCCTTCAGACGCTAACAACGCTTTATCTAAAACAGATACATTACAAGGTTACAATGGTCATATATACAAGTTAGAAATTACTGCAAGTGATTTTACTGTTAGTCCTAATGGGTATCTTAGATTAGATGGTATTTATGACGCAAGTAACATCATAGCCTTTAGTGCGTCAATATCCACCGTTTATTTTACTGCATATAGAGATTTTACTTTTGTAAGGTTTTTTGCAGGTGGTGCTAATCAAGGATATACTATTGACAACGTATCTTTAATAGACGTATCATCAGACTTTGACTTCGATAGAGCAAGTAGTGCTACAAGAATAAACTCTAGTGGTTTAGTACAAGATATGCAGAGTATTACTGACCCTGAATTAGTACTTAATGGTGATTTTGAGGAGTTGGGTGATGAGTTGGTTACTAACGGTACATTTGATACTGATAGCGATTGGAATTTTTTAGATGATTCTTGGAAAATTATCGATGGAAAATTAATATTAACAGACACCTCAACAACTAATGTTAATCAAGCTATTGGGTTGGTTCAAAACAAATTTTACAAAATAGTTTTTACTATTGCTAATACCACATTAGGTGGAGTAAGAGTAAGGCTTGGAACAGGCGCTATAACATCAGAATTTACAAATGGTACACACACCATATATTTAGAACAAACCACGACAAATGATGCTTTTAGATTCTACGCAAGTACAAGTGGAGTTTTTAACGGCTCAATAGACAACGTATCAGTACAACAAGTAGACTATAATGATAGGTGGAGTTTAGGTACAGGTTGGAGTATAGAAGATGGAAAACTAAAGTCTAATGGAACTATTAATGTAACTGCTTTTCAAGAAAATGTATTTAGTCAATCAGGAAATACTTATAAAATAAAGTTTGACGTAAATGTTGCAAGTGGTTCTTTAAGTACAAGAGTAAGAATGGGAGATAGTGTTAATGGTCATACTACAATCTCCAATATAACTAGCGAAGGTAGTTACACTTTATATGCTACTGCTGTTGCAAATCAAGATAATTTAAACTTTACAACTTTATCAGATAATACTGCTGTTTATACAATAGACAACGTATCAGTAAAAGACATTACATTTAGTACAGATGTAGATTTAGCTAGAATAAACTATGATAGTAATGGAGATAATGGTCATATATTGTTAGAGCCTACTTCTACTAATCTTGTTCCTTATAGTGAAGATTTTAGTGGTTGGACTACAACGGGAACTGCAAACGTAACGCCAAATACATCAATATCACCTGATGGAACACAAACAGCAAGTACATTAAATATAGCTCCTTCAACTTTTTTTTACAAAACAATATCAACGGGTTCGGGAACTTTTACTCTTAGTTGTTATGTTAAAGTTTCAAGTGGTACAAATGATTTTAAAATGCAAAGTTTTAATGGAACAGATGGAGCTGATACAAGTAGTGTGTTTACTGCTACAACGGAATGGCAAAGGTTTGAACATACTGTTACTGTATCTGTTGATTCTAATTTTTATCCCGTATTTATTTCATCGCCTTTAACGGGTGGAGATTTTCAAATATGGGGCGCACAAGTAGAAGCCTTATCCTACGCTACATCATACATACCAACACTAACGGGTAGTACAGTTACAAGAGCAACAGAAACACTAACAGGTAGTGGTAATAGTACATTAATAAACTCAACAGAGGGTGTTTTATATGCAGAGATAGAGGCATTAGTTAATGGCGGAGATGACAGAATAATTTCTCTTTCAGACGAAACAAATGACAATTTAATATATATAAGAATTGACAACACCGCCAATAGAATAAATTCTTTTGCAAGAGGTGGAGGTGGTACTTATAATACATTAACAGTAAATGGGGTAAACCAAACAAACAATAATAAGATTGCGTTAGTTTGGGATGCTTCAAATGTTAGGGTTTGGATTAATGGTAGTCAAAGCCTCACACAATCAATTAATAACTCACCTATTGGTATGAAAACTTTAACTTTTACATCTCCAACAGGTGGCTCTCCTTTCTACGGAAAATGCAAAGCACTAGCAGTATTTAATGAAGCTTTAAGTGATGACGAACTAGAATTACTAACAGGTGTAACTAACTATGGTTCATTCGGTGAACTAGCATCAGCTAACGGATATACAATAATATAATGGGAAAAGGTATAGTAAAATTAGGAGAAGGTAATTGGGCAGTTAAAGATGGTAATCTATTGGCTGCTAAAGAAACCAATGGTAGATTTAAGAATGCAGAGTTTACTGTTACTAGAGGCACTAGAGCTACTTATGTAGGTAGAGATGGTTTAATCAAAGAAAGTAACTTACAAGACGTTAATTTAGTTAATAACGGTACTTTTGACACTGATAGTAATTGGATTACGGGAGATGCTTGGAGTATAGAAAATGGTAAAGCAGTAGCAATATCAGGCGTTTCAGGTAAAATACGACAAACAAATACATTAAATGGAAAATATGTTAAAGTAACTTTAACTGTATCTAATTATGGTGGAACAGGTTTATTACTTGTAGATTTTGGTAGTGTTAATTCACCTTATATTACATCTAATGGAACACATACATTTTATGGCGCTTACGACCAAAATGATTTTGAAATATATAAAAGTTCACCATTCACAGGTTCAATAGACAACATATCAGTACAAGAAGTAAAAACAGATACACCTCGTATAGACTTTACAGATAATACTGATGGTCATTTATTACTTGAACCACAGAGTACAAATCTTATTACTTATAGCGAGGATTTTAGTGAGTGGACAACGGAAGCTAATGTAGAAGTAACTGACAACTCTATAAATAGTCCTGATGGTACGCAAAACGCTGCAAAATTACAACTAACAGGCTCTAGTAGTGGAACAGATGGCAAAATAAGTTTTGCTGTTAGTCCAAACGCTACAACACATACTTTTTCGGTATTTGCTAAAAAAGGTAACCACGATTACATTTATATATGGATGAATATAAGTGGTGGAACAAATATTACTAGGTGGATAGATTTAGATGATGGTAGTGTTAATGTAGGAAGTGGAACTGCAACAGTAACTACAACATCTTTTAGTAATGATTGGTGGAAAATAGAATATACATTTGATGCTACAGATTTATCATCAATTAGATTAGAAGTAGCTGATGATAGCGCAAGTACAGGAACAGGTGGGGATAACATTTATGTGTGGGGAGCACAACTAGAAGAACTACCCTACGTAACTTCTTACATACCTACTAATGGTTCAACGGTTACTAGAGATGCAGAAACTTGCACAGATGCAGGTTCATCTGCTGACTTTAATAGTGAAGAAGGAGTATTGTATGCAGAGATAGCTGCACTAGCAGATGATGGTACTTTTAGGATTTTATCTATAAGTGATGGAACAGATGACAATAGAGCTTACATACAATATACTTCATCAAATAATACAATTACTGTTGTTATTAAAGTAGGTGGCACAACTCAAGCTAATATGTCTTATGTTGTTACAGATGTTAAAACTTTTTCTAAAGTAGCTTTTAAATATAAAGCTAATGATTTTGCATTGTGGGTTGATGGAGTAGAAAGAGCAACAGATACTAGTGGTAGTGTTCCAAGCTCCAATACTTTTGACACTTTAAACTTTGACAGAGGAAATTCAAATTTAAATCCTTTCTATGGTAAATGCAAAGCAATAAGAGTATATAAAGAAACAGACGGTATAGATTTAGGAACACTAACAAGTTAATTATGAATAAAATAGGAAAATACGAATTTAATAGTTCTACACAAGCAGATGATATGATAGCTGCTTTAGGGAACAACAACAGATGAAGATGGTAACACATATCCTTCACACAATCATTGTGTAGTTAGACTAGGCTATATCGTTTTAGAGCAAGGCGAGTACAACGAAAGTGGTGAGCCAACAAAAGCACCTGTATTATCTGATAAATTTCACGTAGATGTGTTATGGAAAGGCTTAGAGCCTGTTGATGCAGAAGCAGAGGTTTTATCTTATGTAGAGCCTAGTGGTTGGGAATCAAATAGAATAGAGTTAGATAATAACGGGGTACACTCATTTATGGGATTAGATTACCAAGAATACAAGTTCTAATGGCACGAACATCAGCAGCACAAGAAATAGCACTTATGAAACAAAGGATGGACTCTATGGAGGATAAATTAGATAAGATGGATGATAAGTTAGATATGCTAACTAAGAATCTTCTTGACCCTGATAAAGGGGTTGTTTCTCGTGTAAACAAAAATACTTCAGCTAGAGTTACTATGCAGAAAGCATTATGGGGATTGTGGACTATTGTAATTGGCTCATTGGTGGCGTTTTTCTTTACTAAGAATGGCTAAGGGTATATCATTTACATTTAGAGCATCTCCTAAGGTAAAAAGAAAGGGAATACACGCTAAGACAAAAAGCAGAACAAAAAGTGGTAAACAATATAAAAAGAAATACAATGGGCAAGGAAGATAAAGAATACTGCAAATGTTTTAAATGGGAATCTTGTAAATCCTGTGAAACTGCTGAAACTGCTGAAACTGCTGAACATATAGGTTTTGATTCTTGGGTAGAAGATATGGAAGAACAAGAACAACCTACCTGCGACATTGATAATCAAGAGGACTGCGAGAATTGTGGTAGCTGATGAAACTGCTGTGCTTACGATATAACCTTGCCTTAGATAGTACTAATGGTATGTTGTTCTATGAAGGGTTTGCAGGATATGACTTTCTTTGCTATACACTAGAAGATGAGTACAGGAAGGATAAGGTCAAAGGCGAAACAATGATACCTTATGGAGTGTACGAAATAAAGTATAGAAAAGAGGGTGGCTTTCATAACAGATATACTGAAAGATTTGGCGATTTACATCGTGGTATGTTGCATATCACTAATGTTCCTAACTTTGAGCATATTCTCATACATTGCGGTAATACTGATGAACATACTAGCGGGTGTTTACTCGTTGGCGATTCGCAGGAAAACAACAACTTAGTTTCTGATGGATTTATAGGTAAATCTACACAAGCATACAAAAGACTTTACAAAATGGTTGCTGATGAACTTGATTTAGGTCATAGAGTAATTATTGAATATAAACACATTAATGATTTAATGGAAGTTTAACCCTTGCCAAAGGGTTCACAAAGGGTAGTTTATACCCTATATAATAAAGCTAAAGCTATAGATAAAGATAAAGATAAAGTTAAGGATATGAGTATATTAAAAAAAATATTTAGTAGTGGAGCAAAGGATTTAGTAGATAGTGTTGGAAATGCTATTGATAAGATACATACCTCAGCAGAAGAAAAAGAACTTGTAAAGAACGAAATAAACAAAGCTATCTATGAGTTTGAAAAGAGTATGCAGGTAGAGGTAACTAAGCGTTGGGAAGCTGATATGAATGGTAATTGGCTATCTAAATCCATACGACCATTGTCACTAGCTTTCCTGTTGTTTGTGCTTACCATATTTACACTAATTGACTTTGGATATGTAGATATGGACATCAAAGATTCTTGGATTGACCTATGGCAACTATTAGCCATTACTGCCTTTGGTGCGTACTTTGGAGGAAGGTCGTACGAAAAAATTAAGAAATAACTTTTAACTTGCTTCTTTTTTACTATATTTGCACATACGTCTGTATGATGTGATTAGATTTTGTTTTAGTTTTCAAGTGGGGTGCTTCTCGGCACTCCATTTGTTTTTTATATATTTTTTTCGTATAATTGCAAAAACATACACATATGAAACAATACAGACCTAGACTATCCGAATCAGAGTACGACATCATACAAAAGATGAGAGAGAAAGAAACTCGTAACGTACTCGTTGTAGGAGATTTACACGCACCATTTATCAAAGGACAATGCAATGATGGTGGCTCATACCTAGAGCATTGCTTAGAGGTCTATGAAAAGAATAACTGCAACGATGTAATCTTCATAGGAGATTTAATTGACTCACATTTTTCTAGCTTCCACGAAACACACCCTGATGGTTTTGGTGCAGGAGAAGAACTAGATAGAGCTATTAGTCAGTTACAACCTTGGCACGAAGCATTCCCTAATGCAAGGGTGTGTATTGGTAACCACGATGCTATAATATCTCGTAAGGCGGTAGCTATGGGAATATCACAAAGATGGCTTAAAGACCTCTCAGAAGCCTTACAAGTGCCTACTTGGACATTTGATGATAGCTTTGAGCAAGATGGTGTTATCTATACTCACGGAACAGGTAGTAGCGGAGCAAGAGGTGCGCACAACAGAATGGTAAATTGGGGTAAATCAGTAGTGCAGGGTCATATACATACGGAGTGTTCTGTATCTTGGCATTGCACTAAGACTGCTAGACACTTTGCTATGCAGGTAGGTTGTGGTGTAACTAACACAAATCAGTATGCACTCGCATATGCTAAGAACTTTACTAAGCGTTCTATAATCGCTTGTGGTGTTGTTTTAGACAACGGAACACTACCGATTACCTATCCAATGCACTTGGGAGAGGAGTAATCCGCACTCTAGCAAAGCAAACTTTTTTTACTTTTTTATACCTTTTTGTTTGGTAATATAAATAATTGTTGTATATTTGCATCATTATTAATCAATACTAAACTAAACAATGTCAGAAATCAAAGTACAAAAGGTAAAACTAGGAGATATAAACTTTTTTATAGAGAGAGAAATAGAAGAAATTTGCAGTCTTATAAAGGACTCTTACCTAAAAGAAGCAGATATGCTTTCAGAAGATAATAATCTAGAAGCAGAGTTCTGTCGTGGAAAAGCATTTGCATACGAGTATGTCCTAAAATCACTATCAATAGTAAAATCACAAATTAATAACCATTAATAAATATTATTATGTCAGAAATTAAAACAGAAACTAAGAAAGAAAGTTTACGCAGACTATTCACAGAGAACGGTCTAGTACAAGAAGATGTGTATAAAGACAAGCGAGGGTTTGTTATTATTACACGAACAGGAATTGACAAGATTATCAGTAACAGAGGAATAAAAGTTTCCTATGAGCCAATCATTATGGAGCGAGAGTGGGTTGTACTTAGATGTGTTGCAGAGATGTCAGAGAATCAACGCAGAGTAGAATCTTTTGGCGAATGTTCTAAAGAAAACACTATGGGTCTTGCGGGTAAGTTTCCTGTGGCTATGGCAGAAAAAAGAGCCAAGTCAAGAGCAGTACTAATGCTTACAGGATTCTATGAGCAAGGAGTTTATGGTCAAGATGAAATGGCTGACTAATGGATTGGATAGATGAAATATTTGCTAGTGAACCTATCAGTAACACGCAGATAGCTGTTATTGAGGGTTTGCTAACAAGCGTTCCTTATGAACAAGATAACATTAGAGATATAGAGAACGGTCTTTTACATTTAACCTATCAAGAAGCATACGAGTTAATCGGTAAGCTAAAGGAAGATTACATACCAAAAGACCCTAGAGAACAATTTGATAAAATCACAAAGAGATGGCAATAAGAAAACACGCAATGACTAAAGAGGGTGCGATACTCTCAATCACAAGAAATCAGATAGGTAAACTTTCTGATGGCAAGAGACCAATAGGAATATTAAAATCTTTCATAGATATGTATATGAAGGAAGATAATGACAGGATAAAAGAAACCTACAAAGTAGAGTTTGGAATAGAATTAGAAATCGTAGAATATAAATAATTATGACAAAGATAGCAAACAATGAGTTTCACAAATTAGTGAGAATAACAGGAATGACTAAGCGTAGGTTTAGCGAAGTAACAGGTCTGAAAGGAACAAGTATAGATAAATACCTACAAGACCCAACAATGCTTAGGCTTAAACACTTACAGCTACTAGCTGATGCAGAAGAGTTTAAGAACCAAGAGCTTGGAGATGTTGAACTATTAAATATGATTAAGCACGATGACAAGTTATAGAGAAGAAGTTTTAAAAAAAGCTGTTTGTAAGTATTACAACATAACAGACAAAGAACTACACTCTAGGTCTAGGAGGTCTGAGATTGTAGGTGCTAGAAGAATGTTTTACTATATGGCTAGGAAGCATTTTGACCAAACATATAAGTCAATAGGCAGAAAGTTTAATCAAGACCACGCAACAGTAATATTTCACGAAAAGAAATTAGCATCTTTCTTAACATTTGACAAGTCAGAGATAAGAAAGTACATCAAGGTAAGGGATATGGTTTTTGACGAGATTACATATCTTAATATAAAAGATGAAATGGACTCCCTATTAAGAGATAAGATAATTATAGATGATAGGTTATTTGAAATAAAGAATGAATTAACAGCAATTAGTAATCAAAACAATTTTAACTATTATGGAAATTAAAGGAACTTTAGAAGCAAAGTTTGAAACTAAAACTTTCAACAGCGGATTTAGAAAAAGAGAGTTTGTGGTAAACACAGGAGGCGAATACCCTCAGTCAATCAAGATGGAGGTCGTTAAAGACAACATAGAAAAGATTGACAGTATGGAGGTAGGAACTGAGGTCACTTGCAAGATTGACATCAGAGGTCGCCTGTATGAAGGAAACTACTATAACAACATATTAGCTTGGGCAATCAATGTCGGTGGTGCAAAGACAGAGAAGGCTGATACTGTTAAAGAAGAATCAGACTTACCCTTTTAACGTAAGGGAACTGATAAGAATATTTGATTGTGAAATCGAACACTAAAAGAAAGTATGTGTCGAGGGTGGATAAGCTATTACAAGCCAATGCCGCCCTCAACGCTTCTCTCGGTATAGATAGCACCAAAACCGAGATTGAATTCGTTAGAAAGCATATAAGAGCTAATATAAGAGCTATTAAGGAATTATGTCCATACACACATTCTATTATTGACATAGATGATAATCATAAGACAACAAAATGAATTGGAATAGTAAACAAAAAGAACATACAAAGTTAGTCAAGATAGAAACCATAGCAACTGCTGAACATTGTAAGCATTTAAAAAGCATAGGTCATTCTGTTGCAGACATTGCAGATAAGTTAAATTTAAGTAAGGCTAGGATTTATGAATACCTGAAGTACAAGGAGGTTGATTAAAAAAAAACTAAAAAAGTTTGCTTGTATGTAAAAAAGTTTACTTATCTTTGCTGTGTTAAACAATTAAACTAAAACATTATGATTATAATAAGCAAAATAACAGGTAGAGATGTATCAAAAGAATATCTCGGACTAATGAAAGGATTAATAACTCGAGATGAGTTTGAGTTAATTACAATGACAATTAAATAAAAAACTAAAACATTATGGCAAAACGAATGACAGATACAGATAAGTGGAAGAAACGCTTTTTAAGGGAGTTAAAGCCACAACACAAGCTACTATGGTTCTACATATTAGATGACTGCAATCACGCAGGAATATGGGACGTTGATATAGAGGTGGCATCTATTAGAGTAGGAGAAGAACTAATATACGATATGTTGCCACAGGCATTTCTTGACAAGATAGTTATCTTTGACAATGGAGATAAGTGGTTTATTCCTGAATTTATTGACTTTCAATATGGCGAATTGAATCCTAATTCTAATGTGCATAAATCAGTAATTGCATTACTTGATAAATATAATCTTGAAGGGTATCTGAAGGGTTCACAAGGGGTACAAAGTACCCTTAATAATAAAGATAAGGATAAAGATATAGTTAAAGTTAAAGCTAAGGTTAAGAGGTTTGCAAAGCCAACAATCGAAGAAGTAGCTGACTATTGCAATGAAAGGAACAATGATGTAGATGCTGAAAAGTTTTACGACTACTATTCTTCTAACGGTTGGAAAGTAGGTAAGAATGCAATGAAGGATTGGAAAGCATCTGTAAGAACTTGGGAAAAGAATACTACCCAACAACAAAAAGTATCACAACCTAAACAAGTATTAACCGCTTGGGAACAAGCTAGAACACAAATCAACAATGGCTAATTACACAGAAGAATTTTGGAACGAATACAATAAGAATAGAAGTAGAGCTAGTGAGTATACTAAAAATTTTCTTAAAGATATGAATAACAACGGAACTTTAAGGTCAAGAAAAATCAATGAGTATAATATGCACTATATGATTACAGGATTTGTCTGCCACGATAAGGCTGATATGAGAAGAATGCAAACACGAAATAATATAGTATTATAATGGATAAGACTAGACAAATATGGTATAGATTTGCCAACGATAGAGAATCTCTTAACATAGATTGTGTAGATGCCCTAAGCAAGTGTTATCTGATGCTAGGTCAGAAACCCGATACAGAGCAAATTGTGATGATGTCGAAACTGCTAGTAGATGACCTGTCGAGGTTCTACCCGTCAATGGAGATGGCTGAGGTAATGTTTGCATTTGAGCAGGGTATAAGGCATTCGGATAATGGAGGCTTTGTAAATGTGCGTAATTGGAATATATGGCTCAAGGAGTACAAAGCTAAGGCAAACCTTAAAAGACAACAACGGCAACTAACCGACTATCAGAAAGATAGGGATAGTCAGAAAATGATGGGCGACACTATCAGTAAAGCAAAAAGATTAAAATAATTTTGGTATTCCAAAAAAAAGTTATATCTTTGCAGAGTATTAATCAAACAAAAACAAAACTATATGAATTACAAACAACTACTTATCGACACCTTATCGGTGCAATCTTATTCAGGGCAAGAAGATTTAATGATTGCCTACATACAACAATTTGTCAAGGACAATGTTCCTCAAGCTACTATCGAGGTCAAGGACAACAACATCTATGTTACCAAAGGTGCTGCTGAATACTATCCTTGCATTGTATCTCACACAGATACAGTACACAATATACATCAAGACTTCGGTGTTTACGAAAGAGATGGTGTATTGTTTGCATTTAGCAACGATGTAGAAACGCAGGTAGGTATAGGTGGCGATGACAAGGTAGGTGTATGGATTGGCTTACAGATGCTATTGGACAAAGATGTTGTCAAATGCGCTTTCTTTCACAGCGAGGAGATAGGCTGTGTAGGTAGCTCCGCCGCAGATATGGACTTCTTCAAAGATGTAGGCTACTGCTTTCAATCAGACAGACGTGGCAACAAAGACTTCGTAAACAACATATACGATGTTCAGTTGTTCAGCGAGGAGTTCTCACAGAAGATTTCATCTACACTTCACAAGCACGGCTATGCAGAAACATCAGGTGCATTGACGGATGTATATCAGCTCAAGCTCAACGGCTTAGATGTATGTGTAGCTAATATGTCTAGCGGCTACTATGCACCACACTCAGACAAAGAGGTTGTAGATGTTGCAGACGCTACTAACTGCTGTGATATGATTTCATCACTTATAGATTTATTAGGTTGCAATCTATATGTTCAGAAATCTGAAGCTCCATCTTGGGACGAGTGGTCTGATTGGAAGCCTAGAAAGAAAAAGAAAGGTAAGTTATCAAACAGAGTTACATACAAAGAAACGTACGACAACTTAGGATATGCTTATGTAAATGGAAATCTAGTAGGCAACAAGTCTTACAATGATTGGGATATGCACGAGCAATACGACTACGAAGATGACAATATGCTTACTAATGTCGGTAAGTGCCAATGGTGTGACAGCAAGGTCTATGTGTCTGATGCGATAGGAGATGACTGCAAGTATTGCATAGGTTGTGATACGATAGTAGATGATAGTCAAGTAGTAAACATATAGGACTATGGAAACAATATTGATAACACTATTGCTTATTTCTATTTTATATCTTATATTCGCACTCAATGATTTGCGAAACGATATTAGTGATGTTGAGTTTAGAATGGATATTCTTAAAAAGACTTGTGCAGATTACGAGAAAAGAATTAAAGAAATAGAATATGGCAGACAAGCCGAAGCTAACAGAAGAGCGAGTGCAGATAGCTATCGTAGAATATGTAAAAATGCAATATCCAAATGCACTACTTACTGCAACAATGGGTGGTCAGTTTCAAAGACACTACTCACAAAGGCTCAAGGCAAAGCGCACAGGATATTTGAGAGGAGTATCAGACCTGCTTATATTCGAGCCAAACGAGAAGTACAACGGCTTGTTTATAGAGCTAAAAAAAGACAAGAAGTCTTATCCCTCAAAGGAGCAGAAGTTATTCATTCAGAACGCTTTAGATAGAGGATACTACGCTGTCTGCTGTAAGGGTTTTGACCATTGCAAAGAAACCATAGATAAATACTTTAACAATGAAATCTAAATACTACTACGAATACACAAGGAATATGGATACCACGAACAAAAGTGAATTAGAGAGAATAAACAATAAGCTGTTCAATGAAACTGCTAAGGAGAGAAACATACCAAGCTATTACATTGGCTCTGTGTATGGATATGAAGCACGTAAGGTAGTTGAGGATTGGAATTTATCGTACAACATTGGAACTGCCGTTACATATCTTCTTCGTGCAGGTAAGAAGGTAGAGCAGGGTATGGATAACAAGGCAAAGCATATCGAGGATATTAAAAAGACTATTAATCATCTCAAGTTTGAGATAGAAAGATTGGAGAATGAGCGTTAATATATACGACAGGAAAGACCGTAGAGGTGGGGGCTATGCCAAGCGCAAGTTTACCCTAGAGGAGGCGGAGGCCATACGGGGGGAGTATAGGGGTGGTGGTATTAGTCAGACCAAACTCGCTAAGAAGTACGGTGTATCTCAGCCCATTATCAATATGATTATCAAAGGTAAAACATATAATAGTTAAATAAGTTTGCATAACTAAAAAAAAGTTTGTATCTTTGTAGTGAATTTAAAACTAAAAACATTATGAAATCAAACAGAAGCATCAAAGACTCTTACTACATAGAGCAAGACAACTACACGCTAGAGGTTTTCTACCACTACTACTCAGAGAGAGATACTAACTACGAAGATTTAGAAATAGAAAAGGTTATACTCAACGGAGATACTGATGTAACAGACCTGTATTGGGATTACATTGACCTAGAAGATACAATCATACAATCATTAGATTTGTAATTATGTTTTTGTTTAGGGGGTCGGTGAAACTGCTTTGCCGCCCTCCTTTTTTTTATAGCCATTGAAACTGCCACCGACCTGCTGAGTCTGCCGTGAAACTGCCCTGAAACTGCCATCGACCTGCCTTTTTTTTAGCACCACCCATTTTTGAGTTTTCAACATTTTCATTGTTAATAACTTTTTATTGTATTTTTCTTGCATATTAAAAAGTTTTGATTTCGTAAACTTTTTGTTATATGTATTAATTTTTTTGTATCTTTGGAGCATATTAATAAACAAAAAAAATTATGACAAATTACATTTTCAATCCTAATCACTTACAACTACTTGATAAGGTGGCAGATTCTCAAGGCGTTAACTATTTAAAAAACTTAATGTATAATAATAGTGCCGATGGTATTTTTTGGTATTGGTTGGCTGATGATGATAGCCATATAGAGGGTAGAGAACTATCTAAAGAACTAGAGAAAAAGCTTATCGAATCTTTAACCCCTTTAAACTTTTAATGTTATGAGATATTCAGTCAATCAATTATTCAAAATAGCTATTAAAGATATCGAGTCTTTAGGCTTTAATAGTAAGGAATACAATACAGCTACACCTATTAAATTGGGCTTTAGTCAGTCAGATTTTAGAAAAGTTAGCTATATAACAGAAAAGAAACAAAATGAGCTATTAGAGTATAAGCAAAAAGAAAATAAAACTTTTACTAAAGAAGAGCGCAAAAAGTTTTTCTATCATACGACTATCGAAAAATTAGTAAATAAGTATTTCACTGATGCTGTATCGGATAACTACAAATGTCAAGAAATTATCGAGCAATTGAAAAAGCATTTATTTGATTTAAAAAAATTGGATTTAAAAATATTTGAAGGTAACGATATAGCGACGATTTATTCAAGCGAAGCCAACGCAATTGGTTCGATGTCTTGTATGCAAGGTAAACCTAGTGGATACTTTGAAATTTACAAAGATTTACCTGTAAAACTTTACACCATCTTAGAAAATGGTACTTTATACGCTCGTTGTCTTGTTTGGCAAGTCAGCCGCTCTTATTGGGCTAAGCCAAAAATATATATTGATAGAATCTACACTCACGCACATAACGAACCGCTATCTAATCATATATATAAAAGAATGATTCAAGAGATTATGAGAATAAACAAGATTGATAAGAGTGAACAAATTCACGCTTACAATTTTAAACATATCAACTCGGACGATTTAAACGGCCGTTCATATTGTCCCTTTAATGAAGTGTATTTTAAGTCTATGAGCTTAACCGATTTTGATTCATTCCCTTATATGGATACCTTTCAATATGGTAATGATTCGGACGATTTACTTTCTATTGATAAGGAGTATTCTAGCACACACTTTTTCGATTGTACTAGCGGTAGCTATTCAGATGTCGAGCAAATAACTTGTGAGTGTTGTGGTGCTAGTATTAGCGAAGACGAGCAAAACTATTGCGAAGATACAAGTGAAACACGTTGCGACGATTGTACAAGATACTCTGAAGTTGACGGCTGTTATTATGCCGAAGAGAATTGCACTTATATTGGCGGTAATGTTAACAGCTATGTACATAACAACGATATACAAAACTAATCTATTAACCTAATTTTTATTACTATGAACTTAACACAGAAACAAAAGGACGTTTTATACTTATTAAGTGTACCCGTTTTAATGTTGTTGCTATTCCTTAGTGAATACATAACACGATTTTAACAATAGCGATAAAGCGAAAGTGACTTTATTACCTTTGATTTTTGCGCTTATTATTATGATTTTTGAATGGTTGATAGGCTAAAAAATTCATTCAACTAAGCAAGAAAACAAATATTTAACGCACTTTTTAACAACTTTGGCGGATTTCTCAACAGATTTCCGTCAATTTTTTTGGTCAGGATGTGTAGCCACATATACGCAACCATAACAAAATGAAATCCAATTTTATAAGTTAGTAAATAGTATAATATGTTGAGAGATATATTCCTTTTAAGGGATTCGTTTATTCAACGTTGCAAGGAAAGTACGCAAGTTAGTGAAATAAAAAGACAATCTTTCGCAAAAGTAAGGGGAAAAGGTAAAAAGTATATTAAAAGGCAAAAATAGACCCCCATATAATACAAAAAAAATTTTAAAAGGGTATTTTATAACTAAGGGTTAGTTAAGGGTTGCTGAAGGGTATAACATACCCTACATAATAAAGCTAAAGATAAAGCTAAGGTTAAAGCTATTTGTTTAGTTTTAGTTTTTTAATTATGTTTGCATTATGAGTGAAGAAAAGAAGAAGGTTGTAGGCAGACCTTTTGCCGTTGGTAATACGGTAGGAGGTAGAACTAAAGGAGCTTTAAACAAGACTACCAAGTTCTCAAGAGAAGTGCTTACCCTAGCATTAGCAGGACAGGAGGATAATATTAGAGAAGCATTGGAAAAGCTATCTAAAAAAAATCCTGAAGCATATATCAATGCGGTAGCTAAACTTCTAAACTACGCCATACCAAAACTGCAATCGACAGAGATAAGTTCAAACGGAAATACTAAGATAGAGATAACTCTTGATGATAGTATGAGTGTTGATGACCTCAAACAAAGAATGGCTGAGATGGAAGCCGAAGATGCAGACTTTGAAGATTTAGATGGATAAGACTAAAAAGGAACAACTGCTAAAGGCGATGGAGAAAGCCATCTGCGAGAAATCATTCTATGAGTTCTTTGTCAAAGCCTTTCCAATAGCAGAACCCTCAGTTCCTTTATCCACAAACTTCCACCACAAATACCTTTGCGATATTCTGCAAGGAGAAGCAGAAAGAATAATTAGAGGCGAAAGAAAGGGTAAGGATATAATTATTAATATTCCCTTCCGTAGCACTAAGTCGTTACTTGTGACAGTTATGTTTCCCGCTTGGTGTTGGGCGGTATATCCCAAAATGAGATTTATCACAGCATCATACTCGGCTGAGATTAGTATAGAACACGCTACCAAGTCTAGGGATATAATAAATAGCGAGTGGTTTCAAAGTCATTGGGCAGAAACATTCCAAATTAAAAAAGACCAAAACCTAAAAGCTAGATACGAGAACACACATCTAGGAGTTAGAAGAGCAACATCTGTTGGAGGCTCGGTAACAGGGCAGGGTGGAGATATAATTCTTGTCGATGACCCTACATCACCAAAAAATGCAGCATCCGAAACAGAAAGAGATAATGCTAACGAATGGTATAAGTCAACATTGTATTCACGACTTAACAATCCAACAACGGGAGTTAGAATAATTATTATGCAAAGGGTACACGAAGATGACCTTAGCGGTTACCTTCTATACAACTCACCCGACAAACATCATCATATCTGCATACCCGCAGAACTTTCTAGTGACCTAAAGCCATATTCATTAGCCGACAACTATCAAGATGGTTTATTTTGGAAAGAAAGATTCTCACAAGAGGTGCTAGATGACTATAAGTCAGCTTTAGGTAGTTATGGATATGCAGGACAGTTGCAACAGCGACCAACACCTGCCGATAGCGGTATGATACAGAAGAATTGGTTTAAGATAGACGAAGAGAAAGTAGATGATGTAGTGAACTTCGTTATTGACCCCGCATACACAGCAAGTCAGAAGAACGACCCCTCAGCATTGATGGCATATACATTTAGCGAGGGTAAGTGGCAAATTAGAGAAGTTCAAAACGTAAGATTGGAGTTTCCTGACCTTGTAAAGCATATTATTAAGTTTGTAAACAAAAATGGCTACAATAAACAATCAAAAATATTTGTAGAGCCTAAAGCAAGCGGTAAATCCATTGTGCAGACTCTAGTTAGAGAAACAGGACTTAATATAAAAGAAGATAAGCCGCCTACCAAAGACAAGGTGGCTAGAGTGCAGGACATTAGTGCTAGTATAGAAACAGGAAGAGTTTCACTACTAAGAGGTCATTGGAACGAAGAATTCCTTATGCAATGCCAAACATTTCCTGCTGCAAAGCACGATGATATGGTAGATTGCCTTGTAATGGCATTAAATAGACACTTTAACGGCAAGAAAATAGTATTTTTTGGGTAAATAGCTTATAAAATTGAAATTTGCACAAAAACTGCGACAGATAACACATATTAATAATTAATTTTGCAGAAATGAATACGTTTAAGCATATAAACAGCAAACACAACGCTTTGGTAAGCAAATACCTTACTTACATACAAAAGCAGGTATATAACGCTACCGAAACCGCCAATGATGGTAAATACGATGATTTTCAAGACTTACTTGAGGATATTGTGTTGTATCACAATGATTTTGCTGATACAGGCTTAAACAAGGATAATTTAGAGGAATGGGCATTTGCTATCCCTAATTTAACAATGTTTACAGCATTAGGCTTCTTTGCAGGATTAAGAAATAAAGAAAACGATGATGTTATTGAGGATTGCGTGAGAAACGTATATAGTTCTACAATGGATGTCGTAGGAAATTTATCTGACCTAATGAAAGACGAAGAAGAAATAAAAGAAATGGAACAATGTTAACAATAGAGATAGAGGACAAAGAATATAATATTCCTGATTCTTGGGAAGAAATGACGCTAGATTATTATTGTGTAATACATTCAATAATATCAAAGTATCAGAAAACCGAAGAAGAAGAAGATAGTGAAAATGATTTAACAAAATATTTCTTTCATCAAGAAAATAAGATGCACAAAGAGCTTTTTTGTTATATGACAGGATTAAGTTACGAAAAAGTAAATAATATATCAATGGATAGCATAAACTCTGTTTTAGGCTGCCTAGAAAGTATTATGAAAGATTATGAGCCTAAAGGTGTTGATTCTTTTAAGTTTGAAGGAGATATTTATTATTTTCCAATAGACTTTCTTAGAACAGGAACTTTTGGCGACTACATAGAGAGTCAGCAGTTAGAAATGAATACTCAGTACCTAAAAAACGGAAGGTTTGATGTTTTACCCGAACAAATGGCTATTTTATGTAAAAAAGTTGACGAAGATGTTGATTTAGACAATATTGATGAAAAGGCGAATAATTTTCGCAGATTAACAATGGATATCGTTTGGGAGTTCAGTTTTTTTTTGAACAAGAAAACAATTCAATCACTAGGCGTTATCAAAACCTTTTCAGAGATGGTCAAACAAAAAGTATTGCAGTAGCGAAAGCAAGTAAGATAATGAAGCCGTTTGGTTGGCTAAATACCTTATACGACCTATCGCTTGATGGAGTATTTACAAAAGATGGTAAAGATGCTATGCAAAGTGTAAAAGATGAGAAGTTGTATAAAGTTATGACATACCTGTCTTGGAAAACTGCAAAAGGAGATTATGAACTAGCTGTTAATGAAGAGCAGCAGGAAGCAAATAAAATAATGGGTTTTACTAAACTTAGAGAATTAAGAGATAGGTTTGAGCAACAATGGATAAATGGTGGCTTCATCTTTGGTTACGAGAATGAAATCAATGAGAATCACAACAATGACTATCCATTACTTGTTGTCTTACCACCAACATCTGAACTTCCTGCTACGGAAGGCGATGTGCAAGAGGAATACACTTTCGAGTGCCTAGTCGTTAAGCCATACTACCAAAACCAAGCAGGTTCGCTTGATGTGGTGTTTAGCTTATTGGAACAAGAAGCATTGACTTGGCTACAAAGGGTGTTAGATAGCTACACAAACAAAGAGGTAATTTTAAGTCCTGACAGTATATCAGTTGAACGAGAAAAAGAACTATATAACGACAAGTTGATACAGGTCAGGCTTACTTTTACTTTAAATGCTTTCTCTCACAGCCTTTTAGCTATTGATGAAGCATTTGTTAAGGGATTGACACCTTTGCTTTGGTTAAAGGCTGATATGGGTGTTAAAACGGAGTTCTTTGGCGGTAATGAGGTTGTAAACAAATGGATTGACCAAAGTGGTAATGCAAATCACTTTGAGCAAACAACATCAGCTAAGAAGCCTTTATATAAGTACGAGATGTCATCCAACAGCTATCCCTATGTATTCTTTGAAGGAACAAATGACTTCTTAACTTGCGTTAACAATTCGCTTGATGGAACTGCTGATGGTTTGAATAATGGACTATCTGTATTTTATGTAGCTAAGGGATATGATGGATTTGCAGGTTACGTTATAGCTAAAAACAACGACAATGCTGCAAAGGCAAACTTTGCTGTTAGAATATCAACTCAGGGTGGTAACCTTAATTGGAGAACTCAAGTGCAAGATAGCTGATGACGATTTGTTGGATTACATATATACATCAAACGCAGCAAATCAAGTTAGTGCTAATGGATTCACAAAGCATAAAACAAATCATAGCGTAAAGTCTTTTGAGAATGGCTCTTTGGTTGATGTTGAAACTAACTCAGACTTTGATGTTGAAGCATTCCAAGACCTATACCCATTGAGATTAGGTACAGCTAGAGATGCTGTTGGAAACTTAAAAGTTGACATACAAGAGATTCTTATATTTGAAAAAGAACTTACTGTCGAAGAAGTTACAAAATTATCAGATTACTTAAAACATAAATACAATATATAATGCCTGATTTATTCATAGTTGACGAACCAAGAGAAACGATACAAAGCGTATATAGTCCAATAAAATATACAGCAAGGTATAATTTCGACTCATCATATACACTTGCAGAAGCTAAAGCTAAATACCCTAGTTGTAGGGTAAGTATATATCCTAGAAATCCATACACAGGTGTTTTGGAAACAAGTAGAGGTGTTCAGATAAGACTTCAGCCTAGTATAGATATTCCTAATTGGGAAGATGACCAAACACCAAACACAGATTATGTGTATTACACAATAGATGTTTCTAGCATAGCAAGAGATTTTGTTTCTTACGATTTAAGACCTTGTACTCACGATACATCAACTAAAGTTAAGAGAGATATAACAATGGGTCAAATCTCTAAAAATGTATTTGAAAGAATTAAAGTTCAGTTTCAGTTGGAGAAATAAATTCTAGCGGTCAGTTAGTAGATGTATCAGGAGAAACGGACTTCGGAAACTTTATAGCTGTAAACTCAGCACTTCTACACGAAGAAGAACATTACCTTAGCATTTCAAATGAACTACTTACGGGTAGTGCAACTCAAGTACAGGGCGATAATCTATCAATACAATACTTGCATAGAACAGGAACAGGATATGAAGCAGGAAGGCAAAAGTATTTGACAACAAAACCAACTAATTATAGAGTTATAGGTCACGATGAATGTGAGTATCTGTCTTTCGCACTATTTGATTCAGGCACTTGCCCTAGAGCAGTAGTTAGATTTTACGATGCAAATGGAAACGCTATACCAACATCAGATTCATCAACAGGATATGCTCTTGTTATAAGCAAAACAACTGATGGAGAAGGTAACTTAGGAACTGACCTCAATAGTTGGGGAGATATGACAACATCAGATTTATCAGGACTTACTAATCCTGCTAACTGCGTGGTTCAGATTGGAGTAGGAACAAGAAATATAAAAGAATCGACTGATGCTCAATGGAATAACGGATGAACCTTTAACTGACTTCTCAAATGTATCATATTATACCGTTCAAACAGATGACACAGGCTCTCCTTCAGATAAGATAGGAGAAAAGGTAACTTACTACATTGACCACACAAGAGAAAGAGTTAATGGAGTTAGATTCCATTGGCAAAATAGATTAGGCGGTATTGATAGCTACACCTTTGATGGTGCATTTACAGAGGGAATAAACATATCTTCTAAATCATACGAGCAAAGCATATATCCTGAGTTTAGAGGTCAGTTAGGAAGTAGCACATCTAATACAAATGCTACGATAGGTGATAATGAAGGTTATCATTTTGCAGGAAGCACCCCGAATTATGGTGCTGTTGTGCCTAGAGTAGCGGGTTATACTGATGACAAATACCCATCTGTTAGAAAGTCAAAGGTAAAAGCTGTTAAGGAAGGAACAGCAATATCAAGACCTTATGGAATTGCAGAACAAGATATGTTTGAGGATTTGTTAGCTTCACCAAATGTATGGATAGAGAAAGGTTGGATAGGTAAAGAAGTGTTTAGAGAAGATTGGAGTGGTTATTCCGCTGTAACAAGCATAAGCGATAAATATCATATACAAGATGGTAATATAACAAGTGATGCTGCTTTTGAAACTGCTGATGGTCATTTAACGGGAACAAGAACTCTAAGAAAAGGTAATGAAGGAACTACTAGCAGCGGTGGTTCAGATAACGATACTCTTTGGTTGGTTAGTGATTCAAGAATACCGTACAACCCTAAAAGTATATATGAGTTTGAAGTTAGAATAAAAAGTAACGCTAGTGATTCAGGTTTTCAGATTGCAGGTTTTACAGGATTTGCTTCCAACAAAACAACCAAGATAGCCACAGATGGCTCTGACCAATATGGCAACTTCCATAAAATAACACTAGAGGATTACGACCAACAAACTAATGATGAATGGGAAACTTTTAGAGGTTATGTTACAGGTCACTCTACAACCGCAGCATCTGAATCACACAACATAAATACAGCATCAACAGCCTATGATGGTGTTAAATACATATCTCCAACAATACTTATAAATCACGATGATGTAGCGGGAGAAACTTACATAGACTACATTGTGGTAAGGGAGTATCAAACAGACATACCTAACTCGAAGGGTTGGTATTCTACACTCAATAGAAACTACTATGTTCCTGTTGTTGTGAAAGATGCTAGTGTCACTACATTTGACAATGAGAACTTACAGAGATGTACTTTAAATTATATAGAAAGCAAAGCTAAAAGAACAATAGAATAATGGCAGAAATAAGAGTTGAGCTAAGAGATTTTACTGACAGCATATTAGGTAACCTTGATATTACATCGAGTGATGACTTTCCTTTGTCACTTAATTATCAAAACTTTGATATTAGAGATTTTAATTCTCGTAGCGGTAGCTTTAGTAAAACTTTCAAAGTTCCTGCTACAAGGAACAACAACAAACTTTTCAATCATATATACAAAGATGGAAATATAGATAGCAAAAATGTATTAAAAGATTTGCCATCTACAATATATGCAGACCACTTGCCGATAATGAATGGTAAGCTAAGAGTAAGTCAAATATACAAAAATACAGATGTGTTGGAGTATGAATGTCTTTTCTTAGCTGATAATATGGATTGGGCAGACAAGATAAAAAACGCAGACCTTGATGAATTAAGATTTAGCTCAACATATTATTCATCATACGAAAACATTTCTAGTTCATCTTGGGTTTTTGAAAATCCTAGAACAACATATCCTAGTTATGTTAAAAATCACGATAAGCTAGTATATCCTTTACTAACGGTTGGAGAAGGAGATAACACTACCGATAGCACTTTGGATAGCGACTTTGTTCCTTGTGTGTATATAAAGAATGTTTGGGATAAAATATTTCAAGCACAGGGTTATACTGTTAGTTCAACATTTTGCAATAGCGACTTTTTCAAGAAACTGATAATGCCATTAATATTTAAGAAGCCAACTGATGTGACTGATGTTTCTTTCGGTAAAGTTTTACAAAGTGCAGATGAGGTGTTGGTAGAGCTTGATACAGCAGTCAATACTTCTGTTACTGACAATAGAAGTTTGGGCAATCAAAGTTATACACTTAGCTTAGGATATACAGGTGGTGACTTTACATTACCTTTTATAGTTTCTGCTGATACTCTTACAGATGATGCTCCTTCACAAGCAGGATTAGATACAGATGATTATGGTAACGCACAACTTGGAACTGAGCATACAGGTGGAATTAAAAATGGATTAGTTGTTTCTTCACAAGGTAGCGGATTATTTAATATAAAAGGCTCTGTTACGGTTGAGGTAGAAACTGATGGAGCTTCTTTTGCTAGTGCTTTAGCTTTAAGTTTTACTTCATACAAGGTCGTAGCAAGTATAATTAAATTTACGGGTGCTAATGATGATACAAACTCTTTTGATGTTGTATTAACAGGTGAAATAGATGCAACATTTATTAACCACGTGAACGCATCTACAAGAGAGCATCAATTTAATTTTCAATCGGAAAACCCTGTTGAAGCGGCTCAAAATGATAAATTTGCTATAAAAGTTGATTTTGTTCATTATCAAACACCACTAGCAGGAGCAGAAAGACCTAAATTAAAAGTTATAACGAAGGCTCAAAGTTATTTGCAAATAGAGCAAACTTCAGCTTATTTTAATGGTGAGGAAATAAAGAATATTCATAATATGCTTCCAAAGGGAAAGCAGTCTGATTTCGTTAAGGGATTAGCACAAATGTTCAACCTTCAATTTGAAACAGACCCGATAAGTAAAACGGTATTTATTGAACCTTACGACCATTTTTATGAAGGAATATCTAACGCTGTTAATTGGACTGATAAGATTGACTACTCTAAGGCAATAAAGGATGAGTTTTTATTTGATATAAAATCTAAACTTATATTTAAATACAAAGATGCTAGTGGAGATGGATTGTTGGATAAATACAATAAAAGAAATGCTGTTGATTGGGGTTCTTACGAAGAAACAGATACAAGTGGTAAATTTCAAACAGGAGAGTACAAAGTAGAAAACAGCTACTTTTCTCCTACATTTAATTGGTATGAACCTAATTATATATATGTTGAACATATAGAAAGAAGTCCGCTTATACCAATGTATTTCTCTGATGATACCGATTTATCCTTGAGTAATGCTATTGAAAGACCTGAGAAGGAATTTGAGATAGGAGCAAGAATATTACTAAAAGATGGTGGTTACTATTCTTCTTTTAATGGTAAAAGGCAATGGCAATATTATGACCCTGATAATTTAGCAGGAGGAAATTCAACTTCTGATTTTGATTGGAATAAAGCATCATTTATTGCTTTTGACAACCTTCAATCAAGTCTTGCCTATGATGGAGGTAATGGTTCTGCATATCACGCACCCGCAACAAGTTATCTTTCGCAAGTTGTTATATCTAATGGATATGAAAATGTTGACTACAATTTATCTTTCTCTGATATAAATCACGATACTGTTATATCATCAAGTCAACAAAAACTGAGGGGGTTGTTTTACAATTACTATTCCAAAATGATTGCTCAGTTAAAACAAAATCCTAGAGTAAAAGTTTTGTATATAAACTTGAGTAAGTTGGATATATCTAAACTTGATTTTAGAAAGTTAATATTTATAGATGGTTCTTATTATAGATTAAATAAAATAATTGATTTTAAACCACACGATAAGCAATCAACTAAAGTAGAGTTGCAAGAGTATTTCTTGCTTGGTAAATCAGGTGTTGACACAACAGTTGATATAGATGTTGAAAATCTTAATATGTAATGAGAAGTATAAAAAGAGATAAAGATAGACCTAGATTAATAAATCAAGATACACTGAAAGATAAGGTGTATGCTACTATTGATGATGTATTGCAGCCAATAGTTTATGATTCCACAGAGGTTAATCAGATAACAAAAAAAAATAATGTTTACCTAACACCTGAAGCTAGATTATCAAAAAGAAAAGCTGCATCTAATACAAAAGCAGTATCAACGGTGCAGGAGATAGTTGGTGAAACTGCCACAGTTGTAAGCCCTGAGTTTGTGTTTGACTATAAGAAAGGCTATGCTGAGGTAACTAGCGGAAACAATATACAAACTTGGTTAGCTTCTTTTAGCAACAATCAGTTAACTCAAGCCAACCCATCATTTAGACCTGACGTTGGTCTTAAAGGCAATGGTGTTAGTGGTGTTTCTCCTGCATATTTTAATTATGATAACACAGACCACTTTATTTTTAGTAGTGGTGTAACGCTTACAGGAGATTTTACAATATTTATGTATGTAGAGCCAATACCGTTAGTTCCAAATGTTCATAAGAAACATAGATTCTTAGGTAAGAGTGATGATAACGATATGTATTTTTCAATAGGAGAATCAGGAAATAAATCTTACATACTTAGCTTTTCATCATCAAGTAGTGTTGCTGTCGGCATATCAACAGAATATTGGCAGCCCACTAGCAAAAAGATATTGATAACATTGCAAAGAAGCGGAACTACTTTATATATAAGAGAGAATGGTGTGCAGGTGGCTAGTGAAACTACACCTACAACGGACTTTGTTTTTAATCAGTTTGGAATAATAGGTGGATTAACATCTGATACATACAACGGCTCTTTATATCACATATCTGCTTACAATCATTATATATCTACTAATTTAGTTGATTTAGAAAACTCAATTATTAAACAAGCATCATTGGCAAAAGGATAATGAAAGATATACTAAAGACATTCGACAGAGCAATCAATAAGGTTGGCAAGAAGTTTGTAGAAAAAATACAACAAGAGCTTGTTAATCAGAATCATATTGCATCAGGACATATGCACGACACTATGCACTACTCATTAGATGAGGGTAGCGACTATGTCGAACTAATAATTCAATCCAAAGCAGACTATGTAAGAGAAGTCAACGAAGGTCAAAGACCTTTTGATTGGGATGTGTCTGAGATAATGAATTGGATGGATGATAAGGACAAGAATGGAAAGAGTAAGAAGTTTCCAAGCGGAACACAAGAAAGATTACAAATAGCATATTTAATTGCAGCAGCAATAGCAAGAGAAGGTACTCCTACAAGAAATAGCAAGGAGTATTCTAATAATACATATAGAACAGGATTTATTAATAGAGTAGTAGGGAGTAATGAAAGACACTTTCTTAACGACATTGATAAATCAATATCAACAGATATAAATAACATATTTAAACAATTACCAAAACAAGTATAATGGCGAAGAAGCAACAAACAGTATATGAAATTAGAGTAAAAGGACTTGATGATATTAAATCGTTAAATACCGAGATAAGTAAATTAAACGGCAAGTATGATGCTTTAGGTAAAGAAACAAAGAAAGCATCTGATTCTACTAAAAGCATAGGAGATACAGCTAAAGGCTCAACAATGTTTGTTGGTAAAATGACAAAAGCATTTGGTGCTGCTACCATTGCTTTAGTAGGATTTAGACAGGCTTCTAAGTTTGTAGTACAACAACTTAAAGAAGGATTTAAGGTTTTTAAAGGTTATCAGTTTGAGATGGCTAAAGTTAAAGCTATATCAGGTGCAACTAAAGAGGAGTTTGAGCAACTAAATAAATCCGCACAAGACTTAGGTCGTTCTACATTCTTTACAGCAGAGCAGGTTGCAGGATTACAACTTAACTTTTCTAAGCTAGGTTTTACAGCATCAGAAGTTTTGGAAGTGCAAGAAGCAGCTTTACTTGGTGCAACAGCAACAGGCGAGGACTTAGCGAGAACCGCAACAGTTATTGGTTCTACGGTTAGAGGTTTTGGTTTAGATGCGTCAGAAGGTGCTAGAGTAGCTGATGTTATGGCTGCATCGTTTACTCAGTCAGCCTTAACTCTTGAGAAATTCCAAACATCAATGACAAAGGTTTCTCCTGTTGCGAAACTGCTAGGTATGGACTTAGAAGAAACTACATCTATTATGGGTGTTCTTACAGATGCGGGTATTGAAGCATCTATTGCGGGTACATCGCTTCGTAATATATTCCTAAAACTTGGTGACCCTTCATCTGATTTAGCTAAGTCTATTGGCTTTACTGTCAATTCAGGAGAGGATATGGTTAAGGAGTTTAGAAGAATGAGGGATGAAGGTATTGATGTAGAAAAGATGCTTGAAGTTGTAGATGTAAGACAGGTTGCTGCAATATCTACAATGATAGAACATATCGACAAAATTGAAAAACAAACAGAAGCATATAGGGGTTCAGCAGGTGCAGCAGGGGAAATGGCTGATATTATTGGTGATAATGTTGAGGGTGCTTTAAGAAGATTTAACTCTGCACTTGACGGTCTTAGAATTGTTATAGCTGATTTGTTTGCTCCTGCATTACAATCCACTTACGATGCTTTAGCAACATTATTTAATAATATAGCTTTGTCAGTAGAAGGATTTGATAGTCTTGAGGATAAGATAGCTTCATCAGCAAAGGAATCAAGAGTTCTTTCAGAGAACTTAACAACATTAAAAGACAGATACAACACGCTAAATCAGCAAACAAAAAAATCAAGAAAAGAACATCTTGAGATGGAAACAATCTTGATTGATTTGCAAAATGAGTTAGGAAATAGTGTTGTTAGAATAAATGATGAAACAGGAGCTTTGCAATTAAATAGTGATGCTTTAGATGAGGTTATTGAAAGACACGCATTGTTAGCCGATAAAGAAGCTCTAAAACTAGCTAGACAACTTAGAAAGCTACAAAAAGATTTAAAATCTAATTCTTCTGCTCAAGATGATTTAGCCAAAAAAACAAACACAGCAAAACAAGCATTAAACGAAGCGAGTAAAACAACAGATGATTTAACCAAGTCAACTATTAATGCAGGTGGAGGTATGCAAGTTCTTGGCGATATGGAGGGGAATGTCGCTGAAGAAACTCAAGAACTAACAAACAGAAATAAAGAGTTTGCTGAACAACAAAATAGAGTTAACAACTTAACAGGTCAAATGACTGAGTTAAAGTTAGAAGGCAATAAACTATTAGATGAAGAAAAAAGATTAAAAGAGTTGTTGCTAGAAGCGGGTTTTGATGAAGCATCTATTAACACTATATTGATAGACCAAGAGAAAAAGAAGCAGGAATTATCTGAACTAAAAAAAGGAAGAACCCCTGCCAATGATGATGCAGGAACTGAGCCTGTGTTAGATGAGCTATCAATACTACAAACTCAAGTAGATGCTTTTTATGTTCAGTTATTTAAAGACTTAGATTTAAACACCTTATCAATAGAAAAAGCACAAAAAGAACACGCAGACTTTCAAACAACAATGATACAGGCTATGTTGAAAGATGATTCTTTATCTTACGAAACTAGAATGGCTTTGAGAAAAAAGTTGATTGACTTAAAAATGCAAAACTTTAACAAAGAAAAAGCAGGAAGGCAAGAAGTTCTTAATCAAATGTCAGATTTAGGTCAAAACCTTAATAATGATAGGTGAAGCTGAAGGTGAAAACAACAAGATTAAAGAAGCTAGGTATTAAAATATCACAAGCTGCTGCATTAGCATCTAGTGTTAATATCGCTATGAACGCAGTAGAAGCTGTAACTGATATGGCTGCTGATTCACCTTGGTACTTAAAAATAGCTAACATAATTGCATTAGTCGCTTCTTTTGCTTCTGTTGGTTTAAACTTAAAGCAGTTAACTAGCGGTGGTCAAGGAGCATCAGGCGGTAATTTTGATACAGAAACAGATGTTAAATTTGAACAAGGCGGACTTACAAGAGGTGGTATGTTTCAAGGTAACTCACACGCTAATGGTGGTGTTAAATTTAGAGTTGGTGGTAGAATACACGAAGCTGAAGGCGGTGAAGCAATTATCAACAAGAAATCAACAAGTATGTTTAGACCTATGCTATCAGCTATAAACAGCTACAATGGTAATGGTGTAAAGTTCGCTGATGGTGGTTTACTCAATAGTGGAGAGAAGTTTGCTATGGGTGGAGAGCTAAGGTCAGCACAACAATTAGTAAGCGGAGGAATGGGAAGTTCTAAGGTTGTAATCGTAGAAAGTGATATGACAGAGGTGCAGAATAGAATATCTGCTATTGAAAGTCAGGCTACTTTTTAGTATATTTGCGTATGATAAGACAGAATAGTGCCGATATTGTCAATGAGTTCATAGAGCTTATATACAATGAAGTCAAGGTGCGATACTCTGAGGAGGCAGGAATAAAGAATGTCCTAAACCATCTATCAGAGAAAGGTCTTATCGAGCCAAGAAAGCTAAGGGATTATATGATAATAAGAGATTTTGACAAGGTATTGGAATCTAACAATGGTAACTACACATTTACATATATGGACATATCCATTAAGTATGATGTATCAGAAAGAACCATTCAGAACATTATGTATAAGCACAAGCGTAAATTCAACAAGGACTACAATATTAGGTGATTACCCCATTTCTGCGAAAGATATGATATATTAATTATTAAATTTGCAAAATGAACAAATGGTATTCAATAGAAAACAAAGCAGATAATAGCGTAGAAATATCTATCTATGATGAGATAGGTGACTATGGAACATCTGCTAAAAACTTTATAGAGGAAGTAAAAGCTGTTGGAACTGCTGACATCACATTACGTATCAACTCTGTTGGTGGTAGTGTGTTTGATGGTTTAGCTATTTACAATACTTTACGTTCTCACAATGGGTATGTAAACATAAAGATTGAAGGCTTGGCTGCTTCTATATCTACTGTCATAGCAATGGCAGGGGATAACATAGAGATGTCAGAAAACGGATTCTTTATGATTCATAACCCATTTGGACAATCGGCAGGAGAAGCAGGAGATATGCGTAAAACTGCTGACTTACTTGACAAAATTAAGAATGAAATTATTGAGATATATTCTAAGAAGTCTAGCCTAACGACTAAACAACTTTCGGATATGATGGATAAGGAAACTTGGTTGTCAAGTGAAGAAGCAATGGAATATGGATTTGTAGATACAATTACTGCTCCTATGAAAGTTGCTGCATCTTTTGACCTTTCTAAATTTACTAACGTAAACGAGAAAGAGGTCAATGATAAATTGAAATTAAATAATAATAATAAATCAATTAAAATGACTGAAGAATTAAAAACTTGGTTCAACGGTGTTAAAGAAGAAATCTTAAACGCTGTAAAAGGAGAGAATGTTTCTACTCCTGCTGAAGAAGTTTCTGTTTCTATTTCTGACAATGAGGTTATCGTTAATAAGCTAGAAGAGCTAGAAGAAAACGCTAACTCTTTACGTGAAGAAAAAGAAGAATTAGCAGGTCTTGTTGGTGAGAAAGAAGGCACTATTGCTGACTTAACTAACAAGGTTGCTGATATGGAAGCAAAACTAGCAAAATTAGAAGCTACCGAAACTAATGTAGAAGTAGAAAGCGACCCTGCAATCAACGAAAGTGATGTTGTAGTTAACGCTTGGGATGCTTTTGCTAAATCAATTTTAAAATAATTAATAAATAATATAATATGGCTTTAGAATTAACAAGTTTACCAACTGTTGAGCAGTATGATGTAAACAGAGCAATCATCCAACCTATCTTTATGGGTCAGGATTATATGCAATATATGGAAGTATTACCTAACATTAAAGGTACTACTGTGATTGACAAGTTCAATCAATTAGGAAAGATTACAAAGGCTTTCACAAACGGTGCTTTCTCTGCTGAAAGTAGTGGAGATAAAGGTGCTACAATTACAATCACTCCTTCTCGTGTAGAAGCTGAGATTGAGTTTAGAGCAAACGAGCTTTTCAATAAGATGAAAGGTCAATTAATGCGTGACGGACACGAGTTTGATAATGTTGAGGGTTCTGTTGTTAAGAGCATTCTTCTTGACTTAATCGGACAAGGCGTAAAGGCTGACTTCAATCGTCAACTATGGTTGTCAGATGTTGCTGAAGCTGATGCTGACTACGGTATCTATGATGGTATCTTCCAAGTAGCTAAAGAAGCGGGTGCAACTGCATTAACAAGAGAATATAGTGGTTTAACTACACAGGCTGACGATGCTGCTTTAGTAGCGGGTAATGGTCTTAAAATTATGCAAGGTCTTTATGATTCTGCTGCTCCTGAATTATTAGAAGCAGGAAATCACGTATTCTTTGTATCAGGTGATATCGCTGATGACTATATGGCTTCAACTTTAGAATCTTCTAGCTTTGCTGCTGCAGGTTACGGTGCTATGGTTAACGGTGTTCCTAACTTAACTTACAGAGGTATTCCTATCATTGTACGTAGAGATTGGGATGTAGCAATCGCTGCTGATGTTGCAGAAATCAACGGTTGTACTGCTGCTGCTGAAACTCACAGAGCTTTACTAACTACAAAAGATGCTTTTGTTGTAGGTACTGACTTCGATGAGAACTCTGTTGAGCAATGGTATTCTATGGATAACAAAGCATATCGCTTTAGAGTTGCTTATATGGTTGGTGTAGCGTTGAAAGACCCTAAACTAGCTGTATATTACACTCCTAATGCTATATCGTAATTAATTCAATTAATGGGGGATGAAATACTCCCCCTTAATTTTTAACTTTTAAATAATAATAAAATGGCAATAGAAAATTTAGTTGTAGTCAACTCTGATATTGAAAAAAGAGGTGGTCTAAGACACATTGCGCTTTGTGAGTTGGATAAGTTAACTCCTACATTTAGTAATACTACTGATGTTCACGGTGTTGCTTTAGCACAATCTGAGGATTTAGCTAACTTTGACCTTAAACAAGGTACAGGTTCTTTATCTACAAGCGGCTCTAAAGAAAATGGTGTTGTTATGTTTGAGCATACTATATCTTTTTATGTTCCTAACTGCTCAACTGAGCATTTTAGCAACCTACAAGATTTGCTAGGTAAAAGACTTGCAGCAGTAGTAGTTGACCATAATGACAACAAATACTGTGTAGGTATTAGTGAGGCTTACGGACACGAAACAGGAGTTAATGCTTTTGCTTCACAAATGTATGCTACATTGACTTCTATCGAAGGTGGAACAGGTGCAGCACTTGGTGAAGAAAACGGTGTTACTGTAACAATCTCTTGTAGTTCAGGTGAGCTTCCAAGAATTGTAACAAGTACAGTTACTGTTAATCAATCATCAGGAACAGTTACCTTATCTTAATATTTAACTAAAAAGGAATGGTTAGGGCATTTGCCCTTTCCTTCTTTTTTTATTATACTTGCAGTATGTATAAATCAAAACTGAAAGAAGGGCTTACTGTTTTTAACGGATTTAAAGTTATGTGGGCAGGAGCAACTCAAGCTGAACTAAAGAAAGTTTATGACTTGGGATTTACTAATTTTGTAAGCAAAGAAGATGCAAAACCAAAGAAAACCAAAGCAAAAGCAAAAGAAGAATCAAGTAAAGACAACTCCGACAAAGAGTAGTTTTAATACTAAGTATGCTTTTGTAAACTTATCTACCCCTACGGTAGATACTGAGGTTAAGGATTTAGACAGACTAAGAGAGGACTTTATTCCTTTTGGTAAGGATAACTTATTCCCTCAATACTTAGCTGAACTAAAAAGACAATCTTCTACTCACAGGTCTGTATTAGCACAGAAAACTACATTCACTACGGGTGGTGGCTTTATTACTGACAATGAAACTCTAAGTGGTTTTATAGAAGATGTAAATGCTAATGGAGAAAGCCTAAAGGATTGTTTTAAGAAACTTGCTGACGACTACTATACTTATGGTAACGCTTTCTTAGAAGGTGTTATATATGATGGTGGTGTAAACTTCTATCATAAAGATGCTTCAACAGCTAGGGTTTCTAAAAACAAGAAGTACGTTTACTTCAACTCTGATTGGTCTAATTACAGAAAGAACAAAGAGAAAACTCAAAGAATACCTGTTTACCCACAGATTTCTAACAGCAGTTTTATTATACACTACAAGGACTATGAAAGTACATTTAACTTTTATGGTTTACCTGACTATGTGGCTGCATTGGAACACATAGCAATAGACTATGAGATTGGTAAATTTAACCACACATCATTTAAGAATGGATTTAGTCCTTCCGCTATTGTTACCGTTAACGGTGACTTTGGCGAATCAGAAGCCGAAAAGTTTGTTGAAACTGCTAAAGAAACACTAACAGGTAGCGGTAACAACTCAAAGATATTATTCCTTGTAAAGAATGGAGAAGATAGTCGAGGAACTGACGTTCAGATTATCTCCAACAAGGAAGATGGTGACTTCTTAGATTTACAGAAGTTAACCGACCAAAACATAATTACCGCTCACAGATGGCAACCTGCCTTGAGTGGTATCGTATCATCGGGTAAGATGAACAATACGGGTAGCGAGATTAGAATAGCTTATGACTTAGCTATGAGTACAGTTATTAGAGATACTACTAATATCTTGCTAGAGCCGATTAAAAGAGTTATAAATGCAGAGATGGGTATTGATACAAGTGACCTTACGGTAGCTTACGAACCACCTATCTCATTCCTTGCAGATATTGACCCTAAACAAGTATTGACTATCAATGAGCAAAGAGCAATGCTTAATAAAGACTTGCCTGATATTCCTGATGGTGAATTACTTATATCAGACAGACAAACAATAACCGTACAAAGAGAACAAGAGAATGGCTAATGTAAGACAATACGATAAGTTTGTAACAGCCTTCAGAGGTTATATCTACTGCGTTTACTAATCAAGCAACAGATACAGCTTTGATTAGCGATGCTATCCTTGAAATTGCTGAACTTGCACACATTAAGCCTGAGCTTGGTTTGGATATGTATGAGGAGCTAAAGATACAGAACGATAGCACAGGAACTCTTACGGCAGCCAACTCAATGCTTTTACAATACTACCTTAGACCTGCTTTATGTTGGTTTGTTAGATTTGAGGTAATGAATGAGATTCAGTACAATACAACATCGGCAGGTTTAGTTGTTAACTCATCCGATTTTAGTACACCTGCAAATGTAGAGCAATTTAATCAAATGAAAAGTGATACATTTAGAAAGGCACAAGTTTTGCTTGACGATATGATTGCTTACATTACACATCAAGACCAAGTAAATAACTATCCTTTGTATGGTAAAGATGGAGATAGCTCTATGCCTGATACGGATATAGCTAGTAAGATGAACGGAATAATATTCTACTAATGGATAACGCAGTAACAGAAACGGTAAAGAAAGGTCTTGAGAAAAAGGTCAAAGACCACAATGAGGAGATTAAGGAGTTAAACCTTGATTGGAATGCAAAGGTTACTTTGAAGAAGTTAGAGAAGGTCTTTGAAAGAGGTTTGGGTGCTTATGAAACAAATCCTGAGTCTGTTAGACCAAATATGACACCTTCGCAATGGGCATATGCTCGTGTAAATTCTTTTCTTTATGCTATGAAGAAAGGTAAGTACAGAAGTGGTAAACACGATACTGATTTACTACCTAAAGACCATCCAACTAAAAAATCTATGGAGGATGTGGAGAACGCTAGAAAGAATCCTAATTGTCCTGATGGTTGGGAACACCAAATGCCCGATGGCTCTTGGATGTGCGGTAAAGAACACGGAGGTGGTGGATATAACTCTTACGATGAGTTTGACGAGAATCAACTTGACCTTATGGATTTAATCAACGAGATGATGAGTGATTTAGTTTCTGAGATTAAGTCCGTTAAAAACGCTTTCTCTCAAGAGGAGATTGATGAAACATATACAGAGTACAAGAAGTCTGTAAATATGAGTTACTCAGAATTAAAAAGATGGTCTGAGAATAAATGTAGTAAAAAGGCTAGTTTAGGTAGAGATGCTATAAACAGAAACCTAAAACTACTTTCTAAGAAAAAAGCTGATTGGACATCTAACGATGCTACTGAAGCTAGAAAAGCTATTGCTTATATTGCAAGAGCAATAAAACAACCACAAGGCAAAGATGTGAGTAAAGAATGCCCTTACTCCAAGAACTATATTGCTTTAAAAAATTGGGCATACGATAGAAACAAATAAAATAAGATAAAATGGCAACAGGATTTTTAGATGATAATGAATCGTTGATGAGAATGGTAGGACACACCGTTGGTGATGTTGAAGTATTTACTACTGCCACTCAATCAAACAAAAGCTACTACTGCATACATTTCCCTGTGGAAAGTGTAATAGCAAACATTCGTGTTACAGGCTGTACAGGTGAAGATGCTTTAGAAACAACTCTACCTGCGGGAACTACATTGTTCTTGGGTAAGATAACGGACATTACATTAACAAGCGGTATTTGCATAGGATATACAAGATAGTATGGCTAGTAACGAACATAGTAGTTTAGATAACTCACAGCTTCACGTTCCAAAGGACTTTAGCACAGCATCAGCTAATACTGTTCTTACAAAGAATGGTAGCAATGCTTTGGCTTGGGCAGATGACAACCTTAGAAGAACTCACTTCGTTAGAGTTAATGGTTTCTTTAGTAAAAGTACTACTGATGAGTATGCACCTACATATTCAGGTAACTCTACTCACGTTTGGGATACGGTAGTAACTGATGCTACTGCTGATGCACAAGATGCTGTTGCACAAGCACAACTATACTGCCTTAGAGATGGTTACATCAATGCTTTTGGTGGTGTTGTGGCTGCTACAAGTGGTAAGACTTTAAACTTTAAAATTTACAAAGGAACTCCTGTTGATGAAAGTTCTGCGGGTATTGACTTAACTCAATTAGGTAGTACAGCTAGTGAAGTTGGTGGTGGTAATACTACAACAGATGTATTCTCGGCAGGTGGTTTGGGTAGCACTCAAACATTCTCAGCAGGAGATATTATTATCGTTACTATATCAGCAGGTGCAGCAGAAGCAACAACAGCAAGGTTTAACGCTACTATGGAAGTAGTATATACAGAAGATTAATATGTTAGGATTAAGAATAGCTTTAAGTGTAGCAAAAGGAGTTATTGACGAAATAGGTGGCTTGTTATCAAAATTAGCAAGAAGGTCAACGTATAGTGAGAATCTTGCTGATTCAAGAGCTGTTGTTTCTGATATAGATAGTTATGATTTATTAGACAAAGCTACTATACTACTTACACCTACTGCAACAAGTAATGCAAGGGTACACTCTGTAAAGACTTATACAGGTGATGAATTTATTACTAATGGTGATTTTAGTGATGGTGAAACAGGTTGGACTATTACAGGA